GCCCAGCCACCGCTGCACCCCGGGGTCATCCAGGATGGCGGCCGAGGCCGGCTGGTAGGACTCGCTGGTGGTCGAAGGGTCGCTCGCGCGGATGCCCTTCAGGTTCTCCCAGAGAGTCCCCAGTCGGATCGCGAGATACAGGTAGTAAGGTAGGCGTGCGGCGCACCTTCGCTGTGCGCGACGTGTTTCCGCACGCCTCCTTCCGAACCGTACGTGACAGTTTCCCGTCATACGGCTCTCCATTCAGGATTGACCTGTTGGTTGTCATCTGCCAGGAAGGGGTGAGGTATCCGACGGTATCGCGGGTAGCGCCGCACCTTGATGTCGCGCAAGAGCGTGACCGGTAGCAGCCCTCCCTCTTGACGAGGAACCGCGAGCACGTTTCGGCCTCCTACTCTTTTCACATGCCGCGTCCATGCCTTTCGTGGCCCGTAGCCGTGCTTCTTGCAGAGCCAGTAGAGAACCCTGCGCCAAACGAAGCCGTCCAGCGTCGGGGCCAACTTGGAGATGGAGCAGTGGCGATAGTAGTAGCCCCATCCTCTGATATACAGGTTCAGGTGAGTGACCAGACTCTCGGCGTCCCAGGCGAGCGTTGCGCGGTCAGTCAACGCGCGCACCTCGTCCTTGAAACGCTCCACGCTCTTCCGGCTGGGCCAGATAATCAGCACTGGCCTGCCGTAGTCCTGACAGCGACGGGCGTGGAATCCGAGAAAGTCAAAGCCCTCATCTACGTGGGTTACCAGGGTTTTCTCCGCCGAGAGTTCCAGATGCAATTCGTCCCGCAGGAAGGTAGCGAAGCATTCCTTCAGCGCCTGTGCGCCTTGCTTCGTTCCGTTCCAAAGCAGCACGAAGTCATCAGCATACCGGAGGAGGCGGACATTGCCTCCACCAGTACGGCGGCGTTTCGCTTTCTGGTTTCGCGGGAGCGAATCGTACTGCTCCCTCCAGAAGCGGTCTAACTCATGGAGGTAGATGTTGGCCAGCAATGGCGAGAAGATGCCCCCTTGCGGGGTGCCCATCTCCGTCCATGTGACCGCGTCCTCCTCCATGACCCCGGCTTTCAGAAACATCCAGACCAAGTCCAGGATGTCCCCATCTCCCACACGATGCTTCAGCAGTCCCATCAGCTTATGATGGCTGATGTTGTCGAAGCATCCCCTGATGTCTCCCTCGATGACCCAGTAGAACTTCAGGTGCGGTTGGATGTAGCTCCAGAGCTGACTGACGGCGTCCATCGTCCGTCGGCCAGGTCGGAACCCATACGAGCAGCTCAGGAAATCGCTCTCGTAAATCGGCTCCAGCAGCATCTTCAGTTCCGTCTGCACCACCCTGTCCCGAAGAGTCGGTATCCCCAGTGGTCGGCGCTTGCCGTCCGCCTTCGGGATATAGACCCGCCGGCATGGCTGTGGCCGGTACCGCCTCTCACGCAGCAAGCATTGGATCTCTGCGATGAAGGCGGCGCGATAGTCTTGATCCGCAAACCTGCGAATCGTGACTCCGTCCACGCCCGCTGTCCGGCTGCCCTGATTGGAGAGCACATGGTCGAGTGCTTTCTCAATCCAGGCCTCGGAACAGATGAGGGAATACAGGTCACAGAACCTGTGCTCCGGCTGATTGACAGCCTTCCGGGCGAAGCTCGTTTGTATCCTCGCGATATTCACCATACAAGTCTCCTGGCATTTCGCTGATACATCAGAGTTTCTGTCCCAAACTGTGGCCCTTCGGCATACTGCCTACTACGGCCACTCCGCCCCGCCGCTCTCACCTCAGCCGCAGGTGGCCCAGTCCTCTCGGACCGAGGGCGGCGGTTCCCACGTTCGTGCGCTATTCCTTTACGACCGGGTTAGGCTCCCCCTGATACCCGTACGGTTGACTCACAACCGGCGATGAAGCCCCATGGCTCATTCCCCTGAAGCCAGCGGGGTTCACTCCTCAAGTTCGAGCTTTTCGCGCTACATGAAGTTTCTCGCGCTACGCTTCATCTCCGACCATTCCCATCATTTCGCGGTCGGTCGACTTTAAGGGCACGTCACCGGGGATTTCTGCACGTAGCCATACCGGTCTCAGGCCGGAGGACGCTTGGGAGTCAATGGGATAGACTCCAGGCTCCCCTTGTCCCCCTGGGCTTCAGACGGCTTCTTCCTCCTTGTCCGCCGCCTGCCAGGTTGGCCTCAGACGATGTGGGGGCATCGCCTGCTCTTACCGCGTGACCAGCGCGCTTCAGAGATTCCTAGCGCACGCCTCGTGGCGCACTTTCATCCACGTCCACACGGTCAATCACCTCCTTCCTTCTCTGCGTTCGTCACCCCAGCGCGGCTGGGGCGTACAGCTCATGCACTTTGCACGCGAGGTTGAAGGACGGGCGCACCGGCCCGATGGTCACTCCATAAGCGCGGCCGCGTGCCTCCAACAGGTAGCCGTTGCCCAACGAGATCGCCACGTGCCCGATGGCGTGTGGCTTGCGCGGGTAGGCACTCGCGGATCGGATGAAGAGCAGAGCGCCGGGCAGTCTGAGCCCCGCCTCGAACGGGATAGACACCGAGCGTTCCCACTGGAAGCCGGCGCCGTCGAAGACATTGATCGGCGTAACTCGCCCCTTTGAATCCGTCACCTGGTCCACGCCAACATGGGCGAGCAGATGCTGCACCAGTTCGGAGCAGTCCCAGGTCCTGAGCGATTCCTGTGGCGACCCTTCGCTTCCAAGGACGTAGGGCTTGCCGACTTCTTTCAGTGCCAGCACCAGCAGGTGGGCTGTCTTCGTTGGCTGCCAGGGCTTCATCCGTTCTCACCGTTCAGTCGGCGGCAGACCTGCTCCAGCCCGTCTTTCACCTGGATCAGCGCCTCGGTCGTGTGGCGGGCGTGATTCACGACGAACTCATTGTGTTCGCGCCGCATCTCCTTTCGCTCCTGACGCTCGGCCTCGCGCTCTAGTCTGCTCGCCCGCATCTCCGCGATGAAGGCGCGCACCATCGGCACGAGCACGGCCAGCATCATCAGCGCCACCAGGCCGGTTGCGCCGTACTCCAGAAACTGCTTCATCATGCATCACCCCACAGCGTCGAGATAGACGGTCAGGTTGCAGTTCGCTCCTGCCGCCTTCGCTTGCACCCGCAGCCAGCGATCTACCTTGGTCATCCGACAGGCCGCGCTGGCTCCGGCCGCCAGAGTGGGAATCCCTGTCCCCGTCAGGTCTTCGGCGAGCCAGGGGCCGCTCGCCGTCGGGCCGACTTCGACCTTCGCGTCCGCCAGCGCTGCGCCCCCGGCCGCGTTGCTCAGGGTGACCGTCTTCATCGGATACTCTCCCAAGTCACGCGGCGGCAGGACGACCTCCAGTGCCGCCTGAGAGACTCCGTTCTTTGTAACGCTCTCGTGATAGGTGGGCATGTTGTGCTACCTCCTTCGTCTGCGAATCACGGTGGCAATAGGTGATATGTCATCGGCTGCTGGCGCGGCTTCCTCGTAGTCAACCATTAGGGCGGGCTTGTATTGCTCCGCCTGGGTCGAATCGTCCGACTCGTAGATGCTCCACTTCAGGTCGCTCTCCACCTCGCACTTGAGGATGACCCCGTGGTTGGGGTAGGTGCCGTTGAGCCAGTCCTTCAGGAGTTGCGTGATGTCGTAGTAATCAGTGCGCCAGTCGCTCGGGTTGTCGGGGCTGGAGATGGTCACCACCGCGGGCGAAGCGACGTCACCGCCAGGCGTGCCCCACGATGTGCCGGTCTGCCGGCTGTTCCAGGTGACCTGCGCCTCAACCCAAGCAGCGGTCAGCCGGTGGCAGGAGATGTTGTAGGCGGCGTCGCTGTGGTTGTTGAGCGCCCCGTTGAAACTCACGCGGACACGCGCCTGGACGATCTGGGATGCCTGCTGCGGGATGAGCTGCGCCAGGTCGAACTCGACCAGAGCGCGGTAGTGATAGTTGGCAATGGTGGCGTGCCAGCGCACCGCGATATCGGCATGGGTGCCGTGGTTGTAGTCCGGCTGGCCCTGCTGGATGTCGGCTGCTTTCGTTGACAGCAGAATCTGCTGGCTTGCCACGCTATACTCCCATCTGGCGGACCGGGCCGAGCATGGCGATGGGCTTTCCGGTCTCGCCGCTCACCATCAGAGCCACGCTCTGTCCATCCATCGCCTGGGCGTCCCCGGCAGCAGGCACCTCGTAGTCGCTGCCTGCTATCTGGACGCGATAGCGGCCACCGCCGAGGTAGCCCGCGACCGTCCCGATCACTGCCCGGTCGCCCTTCTGCGCCAGTCGCTTGATTGCCGAATAGAGTCTGCTCACTCGGGTGTCCACTCCACGGCCCCGTGGTGGCCGTCCCAGTCGATGAAGAGCCCCCATAGTCTCGGCCCAGGGACACGATGCGGTGCCGTCCACCAGGAGATGTCTGCGCCTGCGGTGGAGAGATCATCGCCGCCGCTCTCCACGTCGCCCTCCTCCACGTTGGAGATGTGGCAGTAGTCGTTGAAGCCGCCACCGTGCATCACTAGGACTTCCTGGTCTTCGTCCCAGGAGAGGCGCGGCGGCTCCTCGCTGTAGGGCCAGCCCTCGCCTGCAAGCACCGGGCTGCCCATGCTAACGCCGTCGTCGCTGACCGAGAGCGGCGCGTAGTACCACTCGTCGCTTCCGGCTCCACCCGCTTCCAGGTAGCAGAGCTGCGCTTCACCCTCCTGAAGCACGATGGTGCCGACGCGGAAGCTGCGGTCGCTCTCTGTGACCAGGTTGACCTCGGGACCCCATGAACCACCAGTGGTTCGCCGGCGGGATGAGAGACCCCAGGAGGTGTCCTGGTAGACGACCGCAGCCAGCCCGTCACCGAGAGCGATGACGGCACACCTGTCTCCAAGCCAGTCCCAGGGATACCAGCCGAAAACGGTCTCCCAGGTGACTCCGTCAGTCCAGGAGCGAGGCGAATTCGATCTGGCGACAGCAAGGCATCTCCAGGATCGACTTGCCTGTCCGTTCGGAGGAGGCGCGCCGATTCCGGTCACCGTGTCATCCCATTGCGCGTCGTTCTCGTTGCCTGATATCGTGGCAACCAGGCCGAAGTCCGAGCGCCCCGCCTCAGTGCGGTAGATCTTCCGGGAGGTGGTGCCAGGTGGACCCTGGTCAATGTTCCAGACGCGAGCGCGCTTGGCAGGGAGAGTGTGCTCGGTCGGCTGTCGCGGCTCCACCCCGGTCGGAGGATTCGGGATCAGGATCTCCTCGGTAGTGTTGTCGGGGATGTCCGCCACCAGGTAATGATCGCCCGGGCCTTCGGGCAGGTCGTTGGGCCAGTTCGGCCAGGCATAGACGCGCCTCCCGGTGCAGTTCCCCAACCCCCTGTCGAGTTGCAGCAGAATCCCCCAGTCGTTCCCAGAAGGCATCATGTTGTAGGTCACCCAGGCCGAACCACCCTGGTAGGTTTCACCGTCTCCCGAGGTGCCATCGCTCTTGTAGAAGGTGACTCGGAAACTGTGGTGACCGAGTACCGGTGGAGGCCCCCAGGTTCCCGCGCCGGCCACCTTCTCAGGTCGCCATAGCCTCGGAGAGTCCGCTTTCTCCTTCGTGGCTATGCTCCAATCCGGCCCAGCGCCCAGCTCTCTTTGATCGCTGGTATAGGCGAGTGCGTACTTGTAGGTGCCGACGGAAAGGTCATTGCCGTAGAGGAGGCTCACCGTGGGGGTCTGCACGTTCACCTTGGGTGAGGTCACGAGCCACAGGTAGCCATCTGGGGCGATCTCTAAGCCGCTGTAGTCCGGGGTGTAGTCCGGGCCGAAACCCTCGACATACGGTATCCCCAGATTGACGGGAGCGCCCAGACTGAGAGCACCTGTGTCGGGGTTGATCGTGCCCTTCACGCCTTGCAGGGCATTCGCAGTCTGCTGCCCCGCCTCCCAGAGGAATTGCCGGTGCCACCAGGTGAAGAGGCCGTCCTGATCGTCCACCAGCAGGCAGGGCGTTCTCCAGCCCGGGCCGCTGGTGCGGTAGTAGGGATCGCCGATGTACGGGAAGTCGATGTGCCCCTTGCTGGACCAACCAGCCGGCGCGAGCAGGTCATCCTTGTCCCCGCGATAGAAGTGCAGCCGGAAGATATCGCCCACCAACTCGCAGACCGCAGTCCAGGCGTGGCTCTTGCTGTCCGCTGCGCAGCATGGTGAAGCGTTGTCATACTGGCCGTTATCGAACGAGGAGGTGATGACTCTCGCCCATGCGCCTGTCCACGTCGGCAGGGCTTTCCCCGATGGAAGAACCAGAGGCGGCCGAGGCCGAACGTTGCGAGCAGTCACCAGTGTGGCCCGGTCGAGGCGCAGCCAGGGAACGCGCTCGCCGACTGCGGGTGCAGAGTTGCCGGCCACAAGCACCCGCTCCTGGCGATTCTCCAGGCGCGCCTCACCGGGTCGTGGCACCTGAGCAACTCTGCCCCAACCGCAAGTTCGGTGCGCTACCAGGATGCGCTGCACTATGCAGGACAGCCGACTCACGAATCCCTCCAGCATTCGAACTCCACATCGTGCGACCAGACGCCCTCGCCCTCGTCAAAGTGGGCGCGAATCCCAGTGATGATCGCGTCTGCGAGATCAGGGCAATCACCCGGCAGGTTGGTGAGCGTCACCTTCTGGCCCTTGCGATAGGAGAACGGGCGCGGCCAGAACAGGCTCACCGTGTAAAGCCACTTGCCGCTCTCGGCCGCCAGGTCGTCGGCGATGGTCTGGCAGATCGTGCTGCCCACCAGGTTCTCGTTGCGATAGACTCTTGGGACGCTCCCGCCGCCATCCGCGCTGCCCTGGTACTGCGACGTGTGCTCGGTCTTCTTGAGGTTGTCGGGAGCCGAGCCGTCTGGCTTCTCGTCCCACTTGCCCTCCGGGTCGGGAGCCTGGCGCACACTCGACTGCAGCACGCCCGGCGCCTGCTCCCACTTCGGGAAGCCCTTCTTCACCGTCTCAGTGCCGTCGCTGGCGACCTTGAGCTCGGTGGTGACTGTGCGCACATCGGTCGGCGTGACTTGCTCGAAGCGAGTCACCACGTGGCTGGTCTTCTTCAGGGCCCCGTCGTCCTGGTACTCGCTGGTGCGCTCGTCCCGAAGGACGAGCCGCCACTGGCTGTCATAGCCGAAGCTGATCTTCTTACGGGAGCGCTTCGGCTTGTCGGTGTGCAGGTCGCGCTCCTCCAGCACTCGGCTTTCGAGCAGCACGCGGCCCAGCCAGGTGCCCTCCGCGTCGGTCACATCTTGGTACGTGAAATCTTCAGTCTCCCTGGTGATCGTCACGAAGTCGCCGCTGCCCTGGACAATGCCGGTCTCCACCACGCGGTGAGTCGGCGAGTCCTCCACGATGCGGGCGCTCGCCTGAGGCTCTCCCTCTCCAGTGTCGCCGGAGCCGGTCTTGGACTGCTTGGTCTGGTGCTCGTAGGTTGTCAGGGAGACGTAGGTAGCGCCATAGACTTTGACCTCGCCCACCGAAGAGCACCGAGCGCGACGAATGCTCCGGACCTGACCGAGGGAGCAGTCAATGGTGCCAACGCCCGATCCGTTTCCGCGCCGGCGCACCACCAGGTTCTCGCCATCTACGCAGGCGTCGGCGTAGTAGCGCTGGCTGGCCCGCAGTGGTTCAAGAAGCCGCGAGATCGCTTGGCTTGCCGACTCCTCAGGTTGAAGCGTGAACGATGTGAGCGTGTAGTTGGGTGCGTCCCAGATCAGTCCGAGGCCCACGCGCGCCGCAATGCTCTTTGCCAGGCTGCGGGCAGAAGGGTAGGTGTACTCCTTCGGCTCATCATCGGGCCAGGTCCCGAAGCCATACCCCTCCTGCGCGCGTTCCTCGACGAGCAGCGCCGCTTTGTCCCGCCCGTGAATCCGCGCCCGCCAGGAGGATTCGGTCGCCTCCAGCGCGCACTCGTCCACGCGGAAGAGGCCGTAGTCCAGCAGGCCTGAACCATTCAGCCCCAGGCGTACGCGAATCAGGTCGCCCTGGTCGAGGGTCCGCCAGGCCTGCGCAACCGGGGAAGCCGGCGCGGCGGAGTCCTCCTCGACCAGCGACAGGTCGAGGGAGTCCGCCAGGTTCCCCAGGCGGGAGTCGATCTCACAGGTTGTCGGTCTGACAGTGATCGCCATTTACAGAAAAGTCACTTCTGCCGTCGGCGCGAGCACTTTCGCCTGCGCGCCGGCCTCGAAGTCCTGGTTCACCACGTTAGCCAGCAGGAGCACCCCATCGGCCACCTTCGGAGTCACGTTCGCCTCCAGTAGCACCGCATCTGTCATCCGATCCTGGAACACCTCCACATCCAGGCGCACCTGGTCGGTGAGCCGAGGGATGACCGATACCAGGAGTTCGAGTTGGTCAGTCAGTCCAGGCATCAGGCTTCCTCGAACTGCACGTAGGCGCGTCGTGGATTGCCCACCTGGGTCGTTCCGCCCGGCACGTTGTAGCGCATCCAGCACGGGGCGTAGTCGCCCACGGCCATGTCGCCGATGGTGATGTTGGCGGTCTGCCAGGTTCCCGGCGAGCCGGAGGTGTTCAGGGTCGGAGCATTCGCCCCAAGGGAGCCATCGGGAATCTGGTCGAGGTAGTCTGTCGTCACGTTATCGTTGATGGCGGTGACCAGTTTCTTCTGGCCACCGCCCACCGCGCTGCGGTATATCCTGCGTGCCGTCGTTCCGCTCGGTCCGATGGGGATGTTGGACAACTGCACCCGCTGGTTGCCGGAGGTGGTGGTGATCTCCGCCTGCGTCCCTGGAGTCGTCTCGCCGTTGACGGTGACGAAGGTGACGACGTACTGGTAGAGGCCGATGCCAAGCTCGGTTCCGGCTGCCAGCGCCAGGGTCGGCGCGCCCGGCGGGCTCAACGGAGCATCCTGAGCAATCTCCAGGAAGTCCAAGCCGTCGTTGGCCCCGCCCTGCACGCGTCGGAAGCGGCAGTTCTGAAGCGTCTCGGAGGCGGTGGAGGTGTTCTTCCACCAGATGCGGCGCGGCGTGGTCTGCGCGCCATCCAGAACGCTTCCCTCGTCGTAGGACGCGGCGGCTGGCGTCACCCCGTTGCTTTCGTACTTCGTGACCTGCTTCGCCATCGTCTCCCTCTCTCACATTGCCCGCGCTTCGCCGCACGTCGCCCTGTGTCGAGCAGCCCGCTCGTCAGACGACCACCTGCACCACATCCAGGAGCATCTCCACGCGGTACGCATCGTGGCCCCGAATGCGCTCCAGATTCAGGGCCCGAAAGAAAACTCGGTATTCATGTCCCTTGTGATCCACCCACTTCCAGAGTTGGGCGGTCACCGCGAACTTGGCCTTGAACGCGTCCAGAGTCGCCTGGCTCATCCAGTCCGTCCGCAGCCTGATCTGGCGATCAATATCCTTCGCCCCGAAGTCCTGCCAGACGCGGCTGCCCCCGAAGGTGGCATGGGAGGAGGCCCGTCTCTCCACCGGCCCGTCGTCATAGGAGACCGGGTCCTCGTCCAGGCAGGTCTTCTCGGTATCATCAGGCTTGCTCATGTAGCAGGCAGCCACTGGTCAGTCCCTCGCGTAGGTGTGCTCGCGTTCCAGCACCTCCGCGAGCTGGTCGGCGATACGGCTGATGTCCGCTCCAGCGGCCACTTGCCGCCCGCCGATGTAGAAGTTGTAGGTGCGAGGTGCGCCCTGCGCCGGACCCGGTAGCCCGCCCGTTGCCAGCGCCGGTTGCAGCTTCACCGAAGCGAGCGCTTGCAGCCGCTGCTGCAAACCATCGAAGACTTGCTGCGCTATCTGCACGATTCGCCCACCTGTTTGAGAGAGCTGGTCGCGCAGCGTCTTCTGCTCGGTCTCGATCTGTTTGAGCGTCTCCGCGTGCTGGCGTTGACGCTCCTCGAAGGCCGCCCGGTCCTGGGCCGCCAGTTCTTCCTTCGCCCTCTGCATCTCGGCGAAAGTTGACTCCAATGCCGCGGTAGCCGCAGGCTCCGGCATCTCGCCTGACTGTGCCATGTCCAGAATCAACTGCCGCTCGCGTTCCAGGGAGTCCAGTCGCTCCTGGGCGCTAAGCTGCTCCCCGGCGCGTCGCTGCTGCAGCGCGGCAAGCTCGTCGGCCGCAATGCGAGCCATGGTCTGCTGATCTTCCTCGCCCGTGATGCGCGCCAGATCGCGGCGATGCTGGAAGGTGAGGTCGATCAGGGACATTTCGTAGGCATGCAGGCGAGTGCGCTGCTCCAGTTCGTCCTGCGCCCACTGCTTGCGCTCATCCGCGAGCTTCTTTTCGTCCGCCGTCAACTCGCGCTGCATGCGCTGGCGCTCGGAGAAGATGGTCTGGGCCAGGCGAAGTTCCTCCTGCTGGAAGAGACGGCCCTGGCCAGCGTCTGCCCGCGCAGCATTGACCTGGCGAATCAGCTCGAGAACCCGAGAGAGCTGCGAGAGATATTCGCCCGTCTGCAGTCGGTCGGCCTGGCGCATCCCCTCCACCGCGGCAATCCAGGTGGAGACGATAGCCTCCGTGCCTTGCTCGAAGATGCGAGCCCTCTCTGTCGCTTCCTGCTTGGCGAGTTCGGCTGTCTTCGCCGCGAGGAATTGCTTCCGCGCGAGTTCGGCCTTCGTCGCATCCTCGCCCGCGGCGATCAACTGATTCTTGATCGCCTCGGCTTCCGACTGGATCTGCTGGAGGCGGACGCGGTGGATGCGCTCTCGTGCGCCAGCGATCTGATCTTCGTGGCCGATCAGCGCCTCGACGAGCTTCTGCTCGGCCTGGAGGACCATGTCCTTGCGCTCCCGCTCGTAGGCGGCGATGGCGGCAAGGCGATACTGCCTGGCCGCTTCCTCCGCTTCCTCGCCTCGTCCGGCAGCCAGGTATTTCTCCTTGACCGCTTGGGCCTCGAGTTCGATCTGGCGCATCCGAGCTTCGTGGTTGCGGCTCTGCAGTTCGAGCAGCTTGATCTCGGCTTCCTGGATGTCCTTGCTGGCTTCGCGCTCTGCGGTAGCGCGCGCCGCGGCCGCCCACCTCGCTGCCTGCGCCCGGGCCTCCTCGGGCTTCACGCCGGCCTCGGCCAGGTCTTTCTCCAGCGTCTGCGCCTCCTCGGCGATCTGCTTCAGCCGCGCAGCGTGGGCCTCGCCGCGGAAGCGCGCCAGCTCCTGCTCGATCTGCTTGAGTTTGGCGGTGCGCGCCTCCTGGTTCTGCTGGGCCTTCTCCGCTCCCTCGACCTTCTGTTTGTACTGGTTCATCTGCGCGAGGAAGCGATCCATGTCCTGGGTGCGATAGCCCGCCCACTCCATCATCCGGCTCCAGAAAGAGGCCGTCTTGATCTCCTCCAGGCGCACCTTGACCTTGAAGGCGCGCCGGTCGAGGTCAAGGAGTGTCTGCGCGAACTCCTTTCCCATCCGGTCGGCCTCGGAGAACTGGCGGTAGAGCAATCCGAGGCCGACGGTGATCGCCGCGAATCCCAGCGCCCCACCGCGCAGGCTGGATAGCAGGGCCACGCCTGCGGCCTTGGCGCCGGCCGCCAGTTTTCCTAGCGACAGTCCAGTCAGGCTGATTTGGACATTGGCCGCTGACATACTCGCCATCATCTGGCGCATCGCGCCGACGAGCCCGCCCGAGAGCACTACGGCTTCCTTGAGGTAGGCGTTGTAGAGGATGAAGGCGGCCGTGAGGGAAGCGAAACCGGCCGCCAGCAGCGCCACTACTGCCAGGATAGTGCGCAGTGGCGCGGGGATTGCCTGGGCCATCTGCACCACGGTCTTCAGCACCTCTGCCAGCGCCTTCAGCACTGGCAGGAAAGCCGAGCCTACCTGCACCGCGAAGGCGCGCAGGCCCGACCAGGTCTTCGCCCACTGCACCTGAAAGGACTTACTCTGCTCGGCGAAAGCGGCGGCTGACGCCCCGGTCGCCTGCGCCATTGCCTGCACGTCCTCGGAGAACTCCTTGCCTCCCTGCGAAGCAATAGCCAGCGCACCCCTTAAAGCGCGCACGTTCGGGAAGAGTTGAGCCATGGACTCGGTCGCCATCCCCGAACGCTGCGCCACCAGGGCCATGACCTCCGCGTCGGAGGCCCCGGCCTTCTGCATCGCCTCCAGGTTGTCTCCGCCGAGCTTGAGCGCGGCCGCCATCTCCTGCACCACGCCGCCCAGTCCCTTGGCGGCGAGGTTGGTGGCGGTCAGTTGGATGCCGAGCTTGGTGGCCGCAGCCTTAGCCTGCTCCGACGGCGAGATGAACGACAGCAGCACCTGGTTCAAGGAGGTAACCGCTTCCGCTGGCACCACGCCGGCGCGGGTCATGGTGGCGATAGCCGCGCCCACGTCCTCAATGGGAACCTTCGCTTGCGCCGCGGTGGAGATCACGTCGCCGATGTTCTGAGCGAGTTCCCCGAAGGTCAGCACGCCGCGCTCTACCGTCTTGAAGAGCACATCCGAGACGCGGCCCGCATCATCTGCGCTCATGCCGTAGGCGTTGAGCACGGCGGTGATCGCCCGGCTCGCAGTTGCGGTGTCGGTGATTCCTGCGGTGGCGGCCACCGCGGAAGCCTCCAGCACCTTCAGGCCCTCCGCGCCGTTGAAACCGGATGAGGCGATGTCGTAGAGACCGCGCGCCAGCACCTCGGGCGCTTGTCCCACCTTGCCCGAAAGCGCGAGCACCGATTCCGACAGAGCGCGAAAAGCCGGCTCGCTCTCCTTGAGGATGGAGTTGACATTGCGCATCTCGGCCTCGAACTCTGCCGAGGCCTTCACTGCCAGCGCCATGCCGCCGGCCACCGCCGCGCCGAAGCCGGCCAGCATCGCGCTGGCCTTCATGCTTGCGCCGCTGTATTGCTCCAGGAGGGAGTTGGCTTTCGTCAGCCCCTCCCGAAACTGCGTCATGTCCAACCGCAGTTGCGCGGTGATGGCTCCGACAGTCATGCGCGCTTCTCTCGTCTTCGATCAGTCAGCCCCATTGATCGCGCCAGTTCTTCGGGCTCCGGTCGTCTCTCCACGCCCGCTTCGCTGCGAAGCCTCCGCACCGCCGAGCGCAGCGCCTGGTACGCCTTCTTGCCTCCCTGTGCTGCCGCAGCAGCGATGTAGGTCAGCTCTGCTTCCTCCGCCAGCCGCAAAGCCCGCCGGCGACGAATGCATTCCGCCCACACTAGCGCCTGCGCCGGGGTCACGTGCCAGAGGATGTACTGGTGCGCCCATCCATACTCGCTCTGCAGTAGATCGAACGCGCCCGCCCAGCCCAGACTCAGGGAATCGCCGTCGTCTTCGCGAGCTGGAGGGCGCGCCCCACGTTTTTTCGGATGTCCGGGAGCTGGTTGACCTCCAGCGCGGCGGCGATGATCTGGGCCGCCTGCGCCAGGGTCAGGTGTTCGTCCAGGTAGGCTTCCTCGACGCCGAAGAGCCGCTGGAATAGCCGCCCAACGGCCTCGCCCAGGATGGGGAAAATCGCCTCCAGGTGCTCGTCCGGTTTGGCGAGATCAATCTCTGGATGCTCCCTGGCCACCCGCTGCGCTATCGCGCCCAGATCGGCGGCGATGCGCTTGAAGTCTCCGATCACCAGGGGGCGAACCACGATCTCGCGCTCGCCCACCTGGAAGCGCCGCTCCTGGGGCATGATCACTCCGTCTGGCGATGGTGCTTCTGGCTTGCTGTCTGTGTCCGTCATGTTGTCTGCCACCTTTACAGATCTCCGATGGGGGCGGCCCGGCATTTGCTTCGAGCCGCCTGCAACGCCAGGCCGCCCCCGAACTCTACTGGCTCACACTACGCGGTGTACTCTTCCCAGCGCCCGACCTGGTCGCCGGCGGGCCGGCTCGTATCCGCCAGCACGGTCAACTGGATCGGCAGGTCGACCTGCTCCTCCTTGCTCCAGGAGAGCGTGCCCGACGCCAGCACCGCGCAGCGGTAGAAAGTCAGGGCGAACTTCTTGCCCGAACCAGCGGGCAGCACCAGCATCACCGACTTCTCGGTGATCGCCGTGTCGCCGCCGAAGGTCAAACGCCGGCGTCCGGTGCCGATGTCCTCGATGGAAGCCGAGATGCCCCACACTTCCTTGATGTGCTCGAGCGTGACTTCCGCCAGCGGCACCGCGAGCGAGAAGGTCTCGCCCGCCTTGATGGTGCGCACCGGGAGCAGCGACTGGTCCACCTCGATGTCCGAGGTCTCGACGCCGTGCTCGACATCGAGGGAGCCGTGGGTGTGGCCCATGAACAGCCCCTCGATGTAGAGTTCCTCCACCGCGCCCTTGATCACGTCGTCGGGAGAGAACGCGCCTGCGGTGAAGAAGAACAGCGCCTGGGCGACCGAACCGTCCGGCGTGCTCTCCCCGGAATCGGAGACACCCACGTCGTTGAGGCCGTTGTCCCAGCCGTCGGTGTTTGCCGCGTCAATGGCGATGGTGAGTTCCGTCGCCGAGACGTAGGTCACCCGCGTTGGGTCAACGTTCTCCCAAGCGGTCTGGCCATGCTTGCGGTGGTAGACCTTTGTCTCGCTCGGCGCGTCCAGGAAACCGGTGCCGATGACCTTGATCGCCGAGTCTCCCGCTTTCGCGTAACTCGGATATACGTCGGTAATGGTTGCCACGTCATTTCCTCCTTCGTGTCCCGCCTACGGCGTTGACGGCCTCCGCAGGTCGAGGGCGATGTTGAAAGATGCGAGGTGCGCAGTCTCGTTGGCGGCCTGCTCGGTGCCCACGTAGGCCGGACTCGCGACCGCCTCGATGGTGAGCGCCCACAGGCCCCCGCCCAAGTTAAGGTTCTGTTTGCGATGCAGCTTGCCGTAGAGACTGTAGGCCTTCCGCAGCGCGTCGTCGGGTGTCGCCGCCCGCGCAAGGAGCATCACTGTGGGGTGCTCGCGCTCCGTGTAGCGATCGGGCGGATAGCCGCCTGTCGCGTGAAGGCTGACACAGGCAAGGGGCGAGGAGGGCCGGTGGAGCCTGAACAGATCCGTCCCCACCGTTCCCTCGCCCCGGCTCTCCAGGTAGAGCGCGAGTTGATCAATCAGCAGGCTCATGCAAGGGCCCCTCGCAGATGGTCGTTCAGGTTGCCCTGGTAGCGGTCGGCCTGCTCCTTGAGGTTGTCCTCCAGGTACTTGGCCTTCCCGCCCTTGGGATGGTTGAAGTCCAGACGCTCGTGCTGCACCAGCGCGTAAGGAGTGTTGAACCCCACCTCGCCCACCACCGCGTCTCCCATGCCGCCCTCGACCACCTTGCGCTCCACCATCTCCGGAGTCTCGGGCTGTCCGCTAACCTCGCGGAACCCGCGCCGAGCGACCGCCCGGCCATTCGCGTAGACCGCGGCTGAACCGCTGGCGCGCAGCGTTCCCTCATCAACTGGAGCGTCCCGCATGGCCCGGCCGAGGAGGTCCTCAGCGTTCTCGACCATGCCTTTGACCGCGGCCTGCTGGACGCGCTGCCACACCTCGCCGTCGCGAGCGATCTGCCGTGACAGTTCCTCCAGCCCTTTGAGGGCGACTCCGAACTTGCCGTAGGTTTGGCGGCGGATGGTGGGCATGGGCTATCCGCTCGGAACGAACCTGCCGAAGCGCGCCTTGACCAGATCGCGCACGGCCTCGAGTGCCAGCACCGCCGCGCCGGCCCACCAGATGGAAACGGACTGAATGTCCGCCGCCCACACGCCGAGCGCGGCAAGTGCGCCAACCACAAGCCCCTTCGTGAGGGTGAGTTTCCAGTTCATGCTTTCCTCCTGCCTACAAGTAGGCCCGCTTCAAAGCCGCCCCGCCTCCCAATCCACGAGAGACCGAGACGGCGATCACGTCCAGGTAAGTCGTGCCGTTGGCCGAGAGTTGATCTCCGACAGCCAGCGGCTCATCCGGCCCCAGGGTCACGGTGACCTCCGAGATCACCTGCTCGCCCTCGGCGTTCCGAACGAGACGGCGCTTCTCAAGCCAGCGGCCTTTCGTCTGCGCAGCTGCCCCGAAGGTCGGCTGACCATAACCGTCCACCCCGGTCTTCGCCTTGCGCCAGATATCCTGAGCCAGGTAGTCGCCTATCATCTCGCACTCCCCGGCGACCACTCGCCAGCAATGCCCTCGCCTCCGCGCTCTCCAACGGATGTGCTGCGGTTGACGGGCCGTAGGATTCGCTCAGCCCGTCCACCGAGAAGGATGTCACGCCCGCCGCTTGCAGCGCGCGCCTGCGCTCCTGTTCTGCGCCTCTCGCCAGCAGGGCGAGTGCCTCCTCGCACTGAGCGTCCTTCACGCGCTTCGGTATGGCGTAGTTGCCATCGTTGTCCTTGTCCCGCTGGCGCGGGAAAGAGAGCGCCTGGTCGAAGTTGGAAGGAGCGAGCGGATCATAGGGCCGGCCCATCGCGTCCGGCAGCTCGCCGGGGTAGCCGTAGTGCCGCCGATGAACCCGAATGCGACAAGCCTCGATGTGACGACAGGCCGTCAGCAGCGCCTTCTCCTTGTCCGCGCTGCTCGCGCCGCTCCACGCATCGACGCGCAAACGGTCGGCGAAGTAGGTCTCCGCCTCCGCGAGGGTGACGTAGGAGTTACTGTTCTCACCGCCGACCGTCGCGTCGATGGCCACCTGCTAGTCCTCGACTTCCTCCACGAGGCCGGGCGCGCAGAAGAGCAGGTGGATGGCATGCGCAGCCGCAAAGGGTTTCGGCGTAGGCGGCACGATGAGGATGTGCTCGCCGTAGCGCCAGCGCACATCCTCGCCCGTCTTGCTGCGCAGGTTCACGGTAAGGCCGGAGTTGGCGGCCTTCTCCAGGGCCTCTGTGCGCGCCGGTTCCTCCAGCGCCATCATGGCGGTGAGCTTGCCGACTCGACGCGTAGGCTCAGGAGCCGCAAGGACTGTGCTCGTAGGTGGGGGCGCAGTTTCCACGGCAGCCACCTCCGTCTCGTTCAGATCGCCTTCACCCTCGCCGGGCGGAAGGCTGGTATCCTTTCGCATGTTGACCTCCTGATTCTCGGGGGCCTCGACGAGGTCGAGACCCCCGCGTTTCACTTGCCGATCGCCAGCCACTCCACGTCCACTGCGACGGTCGCCGCGATCAGCGTGCAGTCGTTGGCCGCCGTGTGCTTCCAGCAGTAGAGGTTGATCTGGCCGGCGGCCCCGCCCAGGCCCCAGGTCGCCAATGCGACCTCCAGCGCCGGAGCGGTCGACCGCTTGATCGAGACCAGCACGTCCTCCACCTGGGAAAGCCCGGTGGCGATGTTGGTGGCCGACCCGGTGACCGAGGTCACCCCGCGGGCGATCTTGCGCCCGTCCCGACAGTCAGAGATGATCCGCGCGACGCTACTCATCGGTCACCTCCTACTGGGCCAGGTCTTGCAGGCTCCCCATGCGGTAGGGGTTCCGGCAGACCAGCTGAGAGTAGTGGGT